CATTTGACATGTATCCATTTCAAGAAGAAATGGTTACTAAATTTAATAAACATCGTTTTAATATTTGTAAGTTACCAAGACAGTCGGGAAAATCTACAATTGTAACTTCTTACTTACTATGGTATTCTCTTTTTTATGATAATGTAAATATTGCAATCTTGGCAAACAAAGCAGCAACTGCTAGGGAAATGCTAGGACGTTTACAGTTGTCATATGAAAATTTGCCAAAATGGTTACAGCAAGGAATTGTTTCTTGGAATAAAGGATCCGTTGAATTGGAAAATGGATCTAAAATTCTTGCTGCTTCAACTTCAGCATCTGCCGTCCGAGGAATGTCATTCAATATTATTTTCTTGGACGAATTTGCATTCGTTCCATCAAATATTGCAGAACAATTTTTCAGTTCAGTATATCCTACAATCTCATCTGGTAAATCAACCAAAGTAATTATTATTTCTACCCCACACGGTATGAATATGTTCTATAAACTTTGGCACGATGCTGAAAGAGGTAAGAATGAATATGTAAATACTGAGGTTCATTGGAGTGAAGTACCAGGTAGAGATGCTGCTTGGAAAGAACAGACAATTAAAAATACTTCAGAGCAACAGTTTAGAGTTGAGTTTGAATGTGAATTCCTTGGGTCGGTTGATACACTAATTTCAGCATCTAAGCTTAGATTAATGGTATATGAGGATCCTGTAGTTTCTAATGCTGGATTGGATGTGTACCAACATTCCATAGAAGATAGACAATACATGATTACAGTAGATGTGTCAAGAGGTCTATCAAATGACTACAGTGCATTTACTGTTATTGATATTACAGATATACCTTATCGTGTTGTAGCAAAATATAAGAACAATGAAATTAAACCAATTTTATTTCCAAGCATAATTCATAAAACAGCATTAAATTATAATAAGGCATATATTCTTGTAGAAGTAAATGATATTGGTGGACAAGTGGCGGATATCTTACAATATGAATTGGAGTATGAGAATTTATTGATGTGTTCTATGAGAGGTAGAGCAGGACAAATTGTTGGATCAGGATTTAGTGGTAAGAAAGCAACTTTAGGAGTTCGCATGACAACTGCGGTAAAAAAATATGGTTGCTCAAATTTAAAAGCACTAATTGAAGAGGATAAATTAATTGTAAATGATTATGATGTAATTAGTGAGCTTACTACATTTATTCAAAAAGGTCAAGGATTTGAAGCGGAAGATGGATGTAATGATGACTTAGCAATGTGTTTGGTCATTTTCTCTTGGTTAGCAACTCAACCATACTTTAAAGAAATGACGAGTAATGATGTTCGTCAAAGAATTTATGAGGAACAAAGAGAAGCAATTGAAGCTGACATGTCTCCATTTGGATTTATTGATGATGGTCTAAGTGAGCAACAAACTTTTGTAGATGATGATGGAGATATTTGGCATTTAGATGAATACGGTGATAGAGCATTTATGTGGGAATATCAATAATGGATCTGTTTAGGCAAATAAATTTAGAACATCTTTTATTTGTTGACCGTCAATGTAGAATTTGTGGTCAAACAAAAAATTTATTGGAAGACTTTTATTTGACTAGAAAAGATAGAGGATCATATCCATCAGCATACTCATATGAATGTAAAGAATGTACAATAAAAAGGATTATAACTAGCAGGATGGCAACTAAAATATTTGATAAGTGGGAATATCCTGACTGGTAGTATGTTCACGCACGGTTTCCCCATTTGAAATAAATCAATTTATAAATATTACTAGAAACTCAAATGAAAATTTTCTAGGAGTATAAACATGGCAGCATCTCAATCGTCACCAGGAATTGTCATTCAGGAAAGAGACTTTACTACGGTAACTAATGTCTCAACTCCTAGTGTTGGTGTTATTGCTGGTCCTTTTGAAAGAGGTCCAATCAACGAAGTAGTAACCATCACATCTGAGAAAAATCTTTTAGCAACTTTTGGTAAGCCAAATAACTTTAACTATGGATATTGGTTTACAGCAGCTCAGTTCCTCAACTATGGTGGAACACTAAAGGTTATTAGAACAAACAACACAAATTACAAAACTGCGGCAAATTATAGCAACACTACATATACTTCAATTCAAAACTTCCAATATTATGAAACAAATATTGAACCTTCAAACTCAAATAATTTTAATTTTGCTGCCAGAACTCCTGGTGTTTGGGGTAATAGTTTAAGAGTATATGCAACTGATGCTGGTCCTGATCAGGTATTATCACTCGCAGTACCAACAGGTCAAGGTGCTGTAGAATGGGACTTCGGTGCATCTCCTAGCGGTTCTTTATCTGGTGTAGGATCTGGTGCTCAAGGAAAAGTATATAACTATTCAATTATTTTAGATTTAAATCCAGTTACAGTAACAGCTCCTTTTAGTCCTGGAGCAGCAACTATTGGTGCATTAACAGTAAATGTTGTTGCATATGATCCTACTTCTAAGAGACTTGAAATTACAAGACCATCTGGTAGTGCAATTTCTGGAGTTATTGCTTCTACTGGAACAATTACTCAAGGATCTGTAACTGCTAGCTATCTTGCAGTCAGAAGAAGACTTACCGTACATGTTCTTCCAACATCACCAACAGAATTTGCGGCAGCAGATACAATTTTAGATTCTTCATCAACTGTTGTAACGGTTAGTGCTGTTGATCGTGAATATGATACTAGAGAAGTAGTTCCAGGTCTCAAGTGGATTAGCCTTGCAGGTCGCCCTGGTACTTCACAGTTTGCAGCATCAAAAGGCGGTCGTAGTGATGAACTTCATGTAGTAGTTCTAGATGGAGATGGAAAAATTACTGGTACACCAAATACACTTTTAGAGAAGTGGACTTATGTGTCTAAAGCGTCTGATGCTAAATCAACTCAAGGTGAAAATAATTACTACAAAGATGTGATCAAAAATAATTCTAAGTATGTATACTGGGGTAAGCATTTAACATCAACTGATTTATTTGATGTTAATGCAGATTCTGGCGCATGGGGTCAGACTGCAGTTAATACACAATTTGACCTAATCAAATCTTCATCTTCATATAAAGTTGAACCAGAAGCAGCAAATTCTGCATTAGTTTTGAATAGTTTAAGAGGTCCATCTGTTAAGTTTACTTTAGGAAATGGTTCTGAACCAGCTCAAGCAAGTGAACTAACAAATCAAAATTTTGCTGATGCATATAATTTAATTGCTGATCCAGAAGTTTGGCAGATTGATTATCTACTCATGGGTCCAAGTGCATCTGATCTTCCAGCAACACTTGCTAAGGCAAATATGATTATTGATATTGTAAATACAAGAAAAGATTGCATGGCATTCATCTCACCATTTGCAGGAGATGTTCTAGGCAAAGTTGATGGTGAAATGATCACCAGAGATATGATTAAATTCTTTGATCAACTACCAAGCAATTCTTATGTTGTATTTGACACTGGATACAAATATATTTACGACAAATATAACGACACCTACAGATATGTTCCTTGCAATGGTGATGTTGCTGGACTTTGTGTTCAAACAACCGAAACATCTGATGCTTGGTTCTCACCTGCAGGTTTCCAAAGAGGTGGTCTAAGAAACGCAATCAAACTTGCATATTCACCAAACAAAGAGCAGAGAGATAGATTGTACTCCTCAAGAGTTAATCCAATTGTTGCTTTCCCAGGTCAAGGTATCGTCCTATTTGGTGATAAGACTGCTTTAGGTTATCAGTCAGCATTTGATAGAATTAACGTTCGCCGCTTATTCCTAATTCTAGAAAGAACTATTGGAGCAGCTGCTAAGCAACAACTATTCCAACAAAATGATGCAACAACTCGTTCAACCTTTAGAAATATTGTTGAACCTTACCTCCGTGATGTTCAAGGTAGAAGAGGTGTTTATGATTTCCTAGTTAAGTGCGATGATGAAAATAATCCTCCTGATGCAGTTGATAGAGGAGAGTTCTATGCTGAAATTTATGTTAAGCCAACAAGAACAATCAACTACATTACCCTAACATTCATTGCAACCAGAACTGGAATTGCATTTGAAGAAGTTGCTTCGTAATTGACCAAACAAATTTAACGGGAGACAAAAACCATGGCAAGATCAACAATCGATACCTTTAAGTCTTCAGTCATTACTGACTTTGCAAGACCTAACCTATTCCAAGTAGACATTGACTTTCCTGCAGTTCTTGCAGGTGTAGGTGATGACGTTAAAAAACTAGGTGCTTTCTTAGTTAAGGCAGCTAACTTACCAGCATCACAACTTGGTGTTGTTGAAGTTCCTTTCAGAGGTCGTACCCTCAAAATTGCTGGAGATAGAACATTTGAAGCTTGGACAATCACTGTTTTTAATGATACTAACTTTGTTCTAAGAAATTCATTTGAAGCATGGGTTGAAGCAATCCAAGCAAATAATGAAAACTATTCAACTATTGCTGGACTAGGTTCTTCATCAGCAACTACTGGTGCAACAGGATCCTCAAATGTAAACTCAGGTTACTTCAAGAACATGAGTGTTACTCAACTAGATCGTCAAGGAAATGCAAAAGCAACATACCAGTTTGTAAATGTATTCCCAACAAACGTAAGTGCAATTGATCTAGATTTTGGTAGCAATGATGCTATTGAAGAGTTCACTGTTGAACTTCAGGTTCAGTACTGGAATAAAGTTGGTACTCCATCAACAAACAACAATCTTCAGGTTTGATAGTATTATAAATAATTCTGAGGAATTAGGTTTATTATAGTATGTCAAATTTGTTTGGTTACTCTATTGAAAGAGCAAAGAAGGTTCCTAAGGGACCTTCTTTCGTTCAAAAGGACAATCAAGACGGAGCAACTCCTATTGTTGCTGGCGGTTACTTTGGTCAATATGTAGATATTGATGGAACCGTCAAGAATGAATGGGAGTTGATTACTCGTTATAGAGACATGGCTGTTCAACCTGAAGTTGATGAGGCAGTAGATGATATTGTAAACGAAAGTATTTGCGGTGGGTTAGATGATGTTCCTGTTAGTATTGAATTATCTAACTTAAACGCATCAGATAAAATTAAAAAATTAATTAGAGAAGAATTCCAACATGTATTAGAATTGTTGGATTTTGAAAATAGAGCATATGATCTTTTCCGTCGTTGGTATATTGATGGAAGATTATTTTTCCATAAAGTAATTGATCCTTCTAAACCTGGAGAAGGAATTATTGAACTTCGCTATATTGATCCAAGAAAGATTAGAAAAGTTATAGAAATTGATAATAAACCAAATATTCCTACGGTTGATCCTTCAGAAGTTTTTACACAAAAAACTGTAGAGTATTACATCTATAACACGAAAGGAGTTAGAGGTTCAGACAGCAGTGGAATTAAGATTGCTCCAGATGCAATTTGCTATGTGCCATCTGGTATTTTAGAACTCAATAAAAATATGGTTATCAGTCATTTGCATAAGGCAATCAAATCTGTTAACCAACTTCGTATGATTGAGGACAGTCTTGTTATCTACAGATTATCTCGTGCTCCAGAGCGTAGAATTTTCTACATCGATGTCGGCAATCTACCGAAAATCAAAGCAGAGCAATATCTTCGTGATGTAATGTCTCGTTACAGAAACAAACTTGTCTATGATGCATCAACTGGAGAAATTCGTGATGATCGTAAGTTCATGAGTATGCTTGAAGACTTCTGGCTCCCTCGTCGTGAAGGTGGTAGAGGAACTGAAATCTCTACTCTTCCTGGTGGACAAAATCTTGGCGAACTAGAAGATATTAAATATTTTCAAAGAAAATTATACAAGTCTCTCAAC